TTTCCGTTTTTACCCCAAGAAGGAGAAGTGAATCATGGCAACCGAGCAACGCATCTACAAAGTCACCAGCGGCAACAAAGCCCACCTGGTGCAGGCCATCAGCCAAGCACAAGCACTGCGCCATGTCGCAGGCCGCATGTTCCAGGTCGAGGTGGCCAGGCCCATCGATGTGGCCAAACTCATGAGCGCAGGCACGCAGTTGGAAGTGGCCAGCGTCGTGGCCGAGCAGGATCAATTGAAACTTGAAGGAGAGCAGGCATGAGCACCAGCACCGAACTCACACCGATCGAGGCAATGCGTGGCACCCTCGTCAAAATGCAACCCGAGTTCCAGGCCGCACTGCCTCCGCAGATCCCGGTCGAGAAATTTATCCGCACCACACTGACCGCAGTGCAAATGAACCCAGACCTGCTGGGCGCCGACCGCCGTAGTCTGCTGGGCGCATGCATGAAGGCCGCGCAAGACGGCCTGCTCCTGGATGGCCGCGAGGCCGCGCCCGTGATCTTCCGCACCAAGGAAGGCCCGAAGGTCCAGTACATGCCCATGGTAGGCGGCATCCTGAAGAAGATCCGCAACAGCGGCGAGTTGGCCAGCATCAGCGCCCATGTGGTGTACGACAAGGACCACTTCGAGTACGAGTTGGGCGACAACGAGAACATCGTCCACAAGCCGTTTTTGGGCGAGGATCGAGGCAAGCCGATCGCAGTCTATGCCGTGGCCAAAACCAAGGACGGTGCGATCTACCGCGAGGTCATGAGCGTGGCCGATGTGGACAAGGTGCGCCAGGCAAGCCGTGCCAAGGACGCTGGCCCGTGGGTCCAATGGTGGGATGAGATGGCCAAGAAAACGGTCATTCGCCGCATGGCTAAGCGCCTGCCGTCCAGCGCCGATGTCGACCAGGTCTTGCAGTCAGACAACGAGGCATCAGGATTCGTCCAGATCGAGCGCAGAGAGGCCGTAAACATCACGCCGGTACCAGAGGCCCAGCAAGCCCCATTGAGCCGCCTGAAGGCTTCTATGGGCCAGGCGCCTGCCGAGGCAATTGACGCCATGACCGGCGAGATCACACAAGCGGAGGTGGCCAATGTCCCAACTGCTGACGCCTAAAGAACTGTGCGAGCGATGGAAGATCGCCGACAACACCTTGCGCAAGTGGCGGGTGGCCAATGTCGGACCGGCCTACATCAAACTGGGCGAGGGTCGAAACAGCGAGGTGCGGTACCGCATCGATGATGTCGAGGCCTTCGAGAAGAGCAACCGCTTCACGACTGAAAACAAGTGAGGAAAGCCATGAGGAACAGAATGATCACGATCATGATTGTCTGCTCCCTTGGCTGGCTCAGTGGGTGCGCAAGCAACAAGCCAATGCCACCCACCCCAGTCGAGCAGGAGTTGATTCTCGACAAACAAATTCACTCGATGAGCCGCAACGAAGTCATCACTGCGGTCCGCGAATGTGAATCAACCGGGCTTCGCGCCGTCATGATGTATGGAAAACGCAAGGTCAACGGGTACTCGGCGGACATCGTCATCGATGTCACCTGCGCACCAAGGTAGAAAAAAACCCCAGGGCGCAAACCCTGGGGCTAACCGTCGTGAAGGAGAATGGCAACTGCAATTGCCCGACGGGATGGAGACAACTTACGCAATTTCAAAATGAGGGCCGTCGATGAACGGCCTTTTGTTTTGTCGGCGACGCACATCGATGTAGTGCATCATCGCCTCTTCCATGGTGCCGCGCCACATCCTGATGTCTGGGATGTTCCAGGCGGCGCCCCATCGAATCGGCACATTCTTTTCGATTGCGGCCTGCTTCATCGCGTCGGCGATGTTGTCGTACAGATTGAGTTCCCAGGCCACCTGGCCATTGACGAATGCCACCAGGTCGACGGCACGGCCAGTCAAATGCTTGGAGTCCATGGTCTGGCTTTTGCCGGTGGCCACATATTGGCGCTGTGTCTCGATCGTGCGCAGGCCTTCAGTCACACCGAAGTCGACCGTCGTGATTTCGATCGCTCGGCATACGACATCGACCAAGCGATCGTCGACGCCATCAAGGCGCTCGATGCTTCGCTGTGACAACTTGAAGGTCATTTCTTGAACACCTGCGCAATGCCAGGCAACACCTTCTCTGCGCTTCGGCCAATGACATAGCCGCCAATGCCGAGTTCGACAATGTCCCAGAGTTTGATGTACTCGGCCTCAGTGAGGTTTGGCGCGGCCCATCCAAACCACCTGGCGACGATCAACGCGCCAAAGGTAAGCATGAGTATCGGGCGCCAGTTTGCGGCCAGCCAGTGCTCGCTTGCGGCCTCGGCTTTGACGATCTCGCCGCGCACGGTCAACTCGGTGAGTTCACCCTTTTGCGCCATCTCCATCAGGGCCAGTTTGGCCTGGTCCTTTTTTTCCTGATCAGGCCACAGGCGGTCGATCAGTTGACTGCCGATGTTAAGTGCCGCTGTTACTGGATCTGCCGCCATGGTGGCCTCCTATTCTTTGTCTTCCTTCTTTTCGAGTTTCTTGAAGATCAGGCCCAGCGTGTTGTCGATCTTGTTGAACCCGTCTTTCATGTCCTGCTTGATCTCGCCGACTGCTTCCTTAAAGTCATCGCGACGAACGAAGTCTTCGTGCATCTTGGTGTCCATTTGCCGCAGATCTTTTTTCAGTTCCACAATCGCATCCCAGATGACTTTAAGAATCCATCCGCCTGCCGCACCAGCCGCCGCGACAGCCCAGTTGAAAATCATTTGGTCCATTCATCACTCCACCGTTGGTTTTGGATACATGGCTTTGACAGCCAAGCAGTCCGCAATGTACTTGTCGATCTGGGCCTGGTCACCCTTCACAACGCCATCAAGATAATCTGTGATTGGTGGGTAAGAAATCTTGCGCTTGTAGTCGTATCGATTTTTTGTTTTTTCCCACTCTTCTTTTTGTCTTTGTTGGTCTTGTTCATAAGCGTCAATTGCGGTCTTATGCGCATTTACAAAAGGCTGAACAAAGTCAATCCCAACAATTGAATTTTCTTTGCCATCCCATTCTGCTTCACCTTGTTCGCCATTGAACTGAACAGCCTTTAAGCCATCGACATGAGGCAACTCGCATTGAATGCAAACATTATCAACGCAAACAACTTTATCTAGAACGATGATTGAAATTTTCATATTTGCCTCAGTGTTTGATTATGTAGTTTACAGACACCCATGGCTGTTCAACGCTGATTGAACTTGATGTGTGATTGTGAGATCCACCACCGCCAGTATCTGTTGCTCGAAACACTCCGTTTGGATATGGCGCATCGTTACCGCTGTCGCTAACGCTATATTTGCTTGAATCGGTGCCGCCATTGGACATAACAATTTCAAGATCGCCAGCAAAAGAGTTTGCTCTGATCACATGCCCGTGAGCAGGAATTTGTGATGTGCTCAAGGTTGTATTGCCAATACTTGGTGTTGCAGTTGCAGACCCGCCAGTTGCGCCAATTGCTTTGCCGCCACTTCTCCCGATAGGAATTCGGTCAACAATGTTTGGCAAATTAAATGTAGTAGATCCATCACCAGATCCGTACGCTGTTCCAATGATTGCAAACAGCGCCGCATAGGTAGATCTTGACACAGCAGACCCATCACAAACCAGCCATCCAGTTGGTGCTGTTGCATTCACATACGGGAAAATAACTCCAGCCGGACACAAGGAGTTGTTTGGCAGAGAGTTTGCTATCGTCCTTGCGTTGCTCATGATTACGCTCCTTGCGTTGCGGCTTCAGCCTGCATGCGCGCGGCCATCTCAGCCTCTGCTTGAGCCTGGCGTTGAGCCGCAGTGATCACCCAGCCATTTTGGAATGCCAAGTCAACCATGGCGTCTTTCGAGCCAGGGATCTGGATGTTGTTGGCCAGGCACTGCTCGACGCAGATCTTTGCGATCTCATCGATGGCGTCTTTGCACCGAATCTTGATAACACTATTGATCCACTCTTCTTGAGAAAACGCGGCATAAGAAAGCGCCTTATCCTCGGCGCTAGAAAGTGTGACTGTGTATTGAGACATGTTTTTTCCTTTCAATTAACCGAGCAAAAACGCGTACATGTTGTTGTAGTGATTGTTGTTGTGAATTCTTCCGCTAATCACCCAAAACTCAATGTAATCATTTGCAGATAGTTGAGCAATGCGATGCCCAGCAAACCCATCATTTGAGCCTTGAGCGTCTTGACTTGCTGATCCAGAAAGCATTGTTCCATTGATTCTTACTTCAACCTGATTATTGACACTGCCTGCATCTCCAAGATGCGACCACCCAATCATGTACGCACCAGAAACTGGGACAAGAAATCTATTGTTTGTATTGTCAATAGTTAATCCACCACGAGACACATTTGTTGCATTTAATGGAACTTTACTTCCAGCACTTGTTGTAGTTGCGCATGAAGCATTTGCAAACGGTTGGCTTGGCATTGTTACCCGACCGCTGTTATCAATCATTAATCGATAAGCAGTGTTTTTCCTATCGTAAGCAACGAAAGAATTTATTCCTGATGGCGCCCCATCATCAGCACCTACAGACCAATCAGAAACAGAACTTGCTGATGTAAATCTAGTAAGGGCATTTCCTGCGTCGCCTTTGAACAAAGCAATATCAGTAGAAGCGCCGCCGTTTCTTGTCACCGTAAATGCATGAGTAGAAGATGCGGTGTTGACAGAAAGATTGCCGGTAAAGTTGTCACCGGCTTTGTTGGCTGGCGTGTAGCCAATGTTGGACACAGCGGCACCAGCGGCAAGTTTGTTTGCGCTGACCGTGCCGTTGATCAGGTCGACGCCGTTAATGCTGGCCACACTGAATGTGCCGAATGCAACGATGTTCAGTTCGTCATTCAATGCGGCGGCAGATGCCAGCACGATGCTGGTGCCGCTCGATGCTGTGTAGTCGGTCTGGTCCAGGCGCACGCCGTTGAGGTACACATCAACGAAGCCTGCGTCGTAGGCCATGGTGTTGCCATTGCTGTCAGCGCCTGTAAAGGTTGTCTGGCCAGCAGTGGCGATGTAGCGGAAGCGTCGGCTGGTGCCGTTCACGCTCGATCCAGCAGGCACCCAGCCAGTGCTCGCGTACACGAACATGGCGTTGGACACGCTGTTGAAATACAGGTCACCGATCTGCAATGCACCGCCATCGTTTCGAAGCGTAGGAGGTGTGCTCTTTGCGCCCTGGTACACATCGGCAAAGTTGCTGATGTCTGCCACATTGGCGGCGACGATCGGGATGTCAGACGCGACACCTGCGACCGTAGTGACATTCGAAGATATGCCAGCAACAGTGGTGACATTCCCAGCGATGCCAGCGACAGTCGTGACATTCGCGGCCACGCCAGCAACAGTTGTCACATTCGGCGCAATGCCTGCAACCGTAGTCACATTGGGCGCCACACCTGCGACAGTGTTTACATCACCGGCAATGCCTGCGACGGTCTGCACGCTTGCGATATTGTTGCCAACAGTGTTGACATTCGCAATGCTGTTTGCAACCGTGTCAATCTCGCTGACGGGTTCGTTCAGATCGCTTGCAACCGTCACGATCGATGCCATGTTGGTTGCGGCAGTATTGATGTTGGTCGAGTTGGTTGCGACCGCGTTGATGTTGGTGCTGTTGCCAGCCACAGCATTGATGTTGGTCGCGTTGCCAGCAACCGCGTTCACATTCGCAATGTTGGTCGCGGTCGTATTCACATTGGCGATGTTGGTCGCCACCGTGGTGATGTTTGCGTTGTTGCCTGCGGCAGTGTTCACGCTGGCAATGTTGTTGCCGACCGTGTTGACATTGGCAATGTTCGTGGCCACTGTGTCGATCTCAGACACAGGCTCATTGAGGTCTGCGGCAACAGTGTTGATCGACGCAATGTTCGTCGCGGCAGTCGTGACATTGGCGCTGTTTGTGGCTACGGTAGACACATTGGCAGAGATGCCAGCCACGGTGGTCACATTGGCCGAGATACCGGCCACAGTGTTCACATTGGAGATGTTGTTGCCTACGGTGTTCACATTCGTGATCGAGCCTGCGACAGTTTCGATCTCCGACACCGGCTCGTTCAGGTCAGCCGCAACCGTGTTGACCGATGCGATGTTTGTGCCGACGGCGGTCACATTGGCGGACACGCCAGCGACGGTGTTGACATTGCTGATGTTGGTCGCAACGGTGTTGACATTGCTGATGCTACCGGCCACCGCGTTGATCGATGCAATGTTGTTGGCATCGATGTCCAGGTTGTCTGCGCTGTCAGCCAGGCGCACGATGTCGGCCACCAGGGACGCGGCATCGGCAGAACTCGTGATCGGCAACAGGGCCGCACGGTCCAGACCTTCTTGCAACTGCTGGATCTGGATCGAGATCGGAAGAGCACACGGCTGAACTCCAGTCACTTAGGCCAATCGTATGTCGTCTTCTGCTGTAGAAAAGACAAA